AGAGGCTATTGCGCCACTAGCGCCCACTAACTAGCGATCTTGGCGTGCTGCGTCCATGATCTCTGTTCACCCCTGAACAAGGAGATGGCATGGAACGCAGCACTTTACGACAAATCCGACTCGCCCTCAGGTCACTCGGCAGACGGCGGCTCAATCGACGGTACACCTTCACCGACGCCACCATCCTGGAAGTCTACCTCTTTGCTGTGCTCCACGAGCGGCCCGTCTCCTGGGCGTGCGACCCGGACAACTGGCCACCCGGCCGACGCCGAGGCCCGATGCCCAGCGCCTCGACTATCTCCAGACGCATGCGCACCGAACGCCTCGCTGCGCTTTGTGAGCAACTCCTCGCCGCACTCAACACCCAACACCTCGTGCAGCGGACCCTCGATCTTGTCGCGGCCATCGACGGCAAAGCGTTGCCCATCGGCCCGCACTCACACGACAAACACGCCAGCTGGGGCCGCTCGACTTCGGGCAAGGCCAAGGGGTACAAACTCCATGCGATTGTGACGATCGGGGGGCGGGTACTCGCGTGGCGTGTCGCGCCGATGCACATCGACGAACGCGTGATGGCCCGCAGAATGCTGAAAAAACTCGAACATGCCGGGTATCTGCTCGCCGACGGGAACTACGACTCGAACAAACTCTTTGATGCCGCACTCGAGCGCGGCATCCAGTTCGTCGCGCCGCGGCGCGGTGCGCCGACAAGCCGGCTGAGCAAGCGTCGGCATAGCCCCGCGCGGCTGCGGAGCAAGGACATGCTCGAAGATGAAGCAACGGTGGTCGATCGAACGATTCTTCGGCTCGCTGAGTTCCAACCCCGGCGGCCTGAGCCACCTGCCCGCGTGGGTCCGCTCGTGGCCTCGCGTCCACAACTGGGTCGCCGGCAAACTGATCCTCCACGCCGCCAGAGCAGCAAGCAGAAGAGAAGCGTTGATGCAATAGCCTCTGAAGCGTGGGGATGTTGAGGGATCGCGTGGCGATCGCCTCGAGCATCCGGTCGCGTTCCGTGGTGGTGTTCGTCTTTGCCATGGGCCGTCCTTTCTGAATGGATGTTGTTCGGGTCATCGTGGGCACATGAGTGGCTGCCACTTGGCCCATGTCAAGGCGTCAAATCCCTTCTGGGCAGTCATTTAGGAGGATTCAGGCCCATGGCGAAGAACTCTGGCCACATCCCGAACATGCCGGCCGAACATGGCGTTCAGGACGCCAGATCCCGCCTGGACCCGGCCGCTTTGGTGGTGGCAGACCTGGCGGCACTGCTGACGAAGGCAGGCGGCATCCGGGTCGATGTCGCGTGGATCGAGGCCGACCTGGCGGCGGGCGCGCCGACCAACGCCGACGGCACGGTCAACCTCATGCACTACACCGCGTGGCTGGCCCGTGCGATGACAACGGCGGGCACGCGAGGGGCTGCTCTTGGCGGTTGACCCGCGGAACATCAGACCTGGCGAGCTGTGTCGCCTGCTGAACTCCACGCCGCTGGGCGAGGTGATCAGCGAACGGCAACTGCGCCAGCATCGCACGCGCGCGGGGATGCGTGTGGCATCGGCCAGCGATTCAAGCCGGGTCGATCTGCTGCGCTACGCCGCGTGGCTGGTCGGGCAGCGCCACAAGCCCAAACCCGAACCTGAGGAACTGACCGGCTACGACGCGCACCGTGAGCGCGCCCGGGCGCGGAATGTGGCGATGTCACTCTCGGGGCGCGACATCGGCGAGTTGCCCGAGGTCGTCGAACCCGATCGGCGGCACGGTTGCGAGGGATCATTCCGGCTGTTCTGCGAGACCTACTTCCCGCAGACATTCACGATGGCGTGGTCGGACGATCACCTCAAGGTCATCGCCAAGATCGAGCAGGCGGTGCTTGAGGGTGGGCTCTTTGCTATGGCGATGCCGCGCGGCAGCGGCAAGACGACGCTGTGCGAGATGGCCTGCCTCTGGGCGATTCTGATCGGTGCACGCGGGTTCGTGGCCTTGATTGGTGCGGATGAGGAGCATGCGGCCAACATGCTCGATTCGATCAAGGCGGAACTGGAGAACAACGAGTTGCTACTGGCCGACTTCCCCGAGGTCGTGTATCCGATTCACCGTCTCGAAGGTATCCACCAACGGGCAGGCGGGCAACTGTTCCTTGGTAACCAGACATACATCGGGTGGACGGCCAAGGAGATCGTTCTTCCCACGATGACCGAGTCGAAGGCGAGCGGCGCGATCATTCGAGTCGCCGGGATCACCGGTCGCATCCGAGGCATGAAGCACAAACGCCCGGACGGTCAGTCCGTTCGCCCTTCGCTCGTGCTCATTGACGATCCGCAAACGGACGAATCGGCGCGGAGCCCGAGTCAGTGCGCTACGCGGGAGAAGATCCTCGCCGGTGCGATCCTCGGCCTTGGTGGCCCGGGCAAGAAGATCGCCGGGCTTATGACGATCACGGTTGTTCGGCCCGACGACATGGCTGATCGCCTGCTCGACCGCGAGAAGCATCCACAGTGGCAGGGCCAGCGCACCCGGATGGTGTACGAGTTCCCGACCAACGAAGCGCTCTGGGCCGAGTATGCACAGGTGCGGGCCGATGGGCTCCGTGCTGAAGCCGGGCTCAAGGCGGCGACCGAGTTCTACCGCGAGCATCGTGAAGCAATGGATGAAGGCGCGGTGATCGCATGGCCCGAGCGGTTCAACCACGACGAATTGTCAGCCATCCAGCACGCGATGAATCTCAAACTCCAGAACGAGGCCGCGTTCTGGGCGGAGTACCAGAACGAACCGTTGCCAGAAGATGAACCGGACGATGAGCTGATGACCGCCGACGAGATCGCGGCCAAGACCAGCGGGCTCAAACGCGGCGAGGTGCCGATCGGTTGCTCCCATATCACGATGTTCATTGATGTGCAGGGCAAGTGCCTGTTCTGGCTCGTGGCCGCGTGGTCGGACGACTTCACGGGCCATGTGATCGACTACGGCACCGAGCCAGACCAGAAGCTGCCCCTCGGAAGTCACTTCACCCTGCGGGACGCGAAACGCACGCTCGCCCGCGCTGCACCGAGGGCGGGCCAGGAGGGCGCGATCTACGCCGGGCTCGAACGCCTGACCGAGGCGAAGCTCGGCAAGGAGTGGCGACGTGATGACGGCGCAATGGTCCGCATCGACCGCTGTCTTATTGATGCCAACTGGGGGGCTTCCACGGACGTCGTGTACCAGTTCTGCCGCCAGTCGAGCTTTGCCAATGTGCTCCTGCCCTCGCACGGCCGGTATGTCGGCGCGTCGAGCATCCCGTTCAGCGAGTACAAGCGCAAACGCGGTGATCGCGTCGGCCACAACTGGCGCATTCCCAATGTGGCGGGCAAGCGCGCGGTGCGGCACATTGTCTTCGACACGAACTACTGGAAGTCGTTCGTGCAGGCTCGGCTTGCGGTGCTGATGGGCGATCCGGGTTGTCTCTCACTCTTCGGGCGAAAACCCGAGTTGCACCTCCTCCTGGCTGAGCACCTGACAGCCGAGTATCGAGTGAAGACCGAAGGCCGCGGCCGAACGGTCGATGAGTGGAAACTCCGCCTCGCCAGCGCGGACAACCACTGGCTCGATTGTCTTGTCGGCGCAGCCGTCGCGGGTTCCATCCAGGGCGCGGTGCTCTTCGGCACAGGCAGCAAACCGACGGCCAAGCGGCCCCGGATCAAACTGTCATCCCTGCGTGAGGCGAAGCGATAAACCAAAGCGAACCACAAATGGAGATCACGAATGCCACGGTCCGCCTGGACTCCATGCTTTGTCAAATGTGACTCCATTGGCAACTGCCCTCGTCGGAGCCATCAAGAAGATCACAAGTGCATCGATGATCGCGTCGAGAGCCGGGGCCTGTTTCTCCATGCGTAGTTTCCGCAGAAACGCTTGCCATTGCGTCTGTTTTGTGGCATCGGAAGCGAATGATGAAGTGAGCCCAACCGGAGCCTCATCCGCAAGGGGAGTGTTCCGTCTCTCGAATGTCGCGCGAATCGCCTCGGCAAGCGTTTTGCCATCAAACGACATCGTTGTCGCCATGTGATGGAGGTCGAAGTAATCCTTCATTCGGCTGTTGTCCAGTCCCAGTTCGACGATCGCGTGGTACTTCTCCGCAAATGACCGCCTCCCACGGGTAGACCCTGAGACGAGGTGCAGGCAGGTCCAGGAGCGTGGACAATTGTTCCATCTGGGGACTGGGGAATACCGCATCGCCGAAGCCGACATCAATCTGAAATGGGATTCTGGCTGATCCCATGTACGCCTCAATGCGGAGACGCACGCCGAGGTATTCGTCATCGTCCTTGATTCGTTCGGCACGCACGGTCTGGGCTTGGAAGACAATGCCGTCCTCTGGCGATTCGATGCTGCACACATCGCGAAAGAGTTGTGCCAATCGGTCAACACCGGGATTGCCTTTACTCAGCAAGTCAAGATCACGGGTTGGCCGATGCGGCACGCCCGCAGCGCGAAGGTGAAACAGCATGGCTCCCTTGAGGACGAAGTCGCGGCCATGTTCTGATCGGCAAAGGCGAAACAGAAACCGCTCGAGGGCATAGCGACCAAGGAGGAAGTTGAAGTCCTCGTTCTTCTCTCTTGACAGGTTGAGTAGGCGTTGCTTGACGGACGCCGCCATGTTCTTGATTGGCCCCTCCGTCATTCCACGACCTCCATGTAGGGACGCATGATGGACGCGACACGGCAGACTGCTGCCGCCTGCCAGAGTTCATCCCTGCTTCCCCGGACACGGCGATAGTCCCTCAGCGCTTCAATGGCCACATCGGTCCCGATCTTGTTCCGGTACTTGAAACAGTCCGCAACCGTCTTGGCTGCCGAAGTCACGCGCACCGTGACCCCTTCGATCGCATGCTCTTCGACACCAAACTCACGGGCGCGCCCGGAGAATCGGACGATTCGTATGGGCAGATCCTTCGCACTCGGCTTGCGGGCTTTCATGTCGATGGCAACCCAGACCTCAAACGGTGCCTGGGTCGTGAGATCGTGGAACCGCAGCGCCGACAGAAGGCAGATGACACCATGTGGGATTCTCTTGGACACCTCTGCCAGCGAGTGGTTGTCGGTGATTTCCGCATTCGGGAGGGCATAGAGGCCGCGCCCGAGTCGATTGAGCCGCTCTGCCCGGCAGAGCCGGGTGAGGATCACTCGTGGGATCCCTGCCTCGACCACATCTCGGGCGCGGAGAATCCCCTTCTCGCGGGCCATGGCCAGAACGCGATCTTCGAGCGTTTGCCGATGTGTTCCGGTTTGTCGAGTTGTGGCCATATCTACCTACAATACGGAACATATCGGCGGTTGTCAAGGCTCAGTTGAGCGGGGATGCACCTCAAACAGAGAATTGCAGAGACTCAAGCGGTGAAAACGCCAGGCACACTCAACCCTCAACCGGGCAACGATCTATCCAGTTTGCACCGCATCTGGACGGGTAGGTAACCCATAGGCGGCCATATGTCGGTCGCCTGCGAGAGATTTCGTGGCCGAAGATCGCGATCAAGCCGCCAAAGCCAACGCTGCCGGATCGGTTGGACTCAGTCCGACGATCGCGTCGGCGAAGACGAGAACGAGTCGACTTCGGGGAACATCTTTCGGACAGGGATGAGGTTGTTCTGACACTTGGCAGGGTGTTCCAGCCTGTTCAGATCGAAACCATGCGACAAATCGGCGGCAGGTGCAGATGTAGAGGGCATTGGAGGCTCCGATGCCTGACCCCAACAGCGATCTCGAACAGAACATCAAGGACAACGCCGCTGGACCCAAGCGGGCGCAGGGTGACGCGGGGAGTGTCGAGCAGCACGACCTGAAGGACCAGGTCGAGGCTGATCGCTATCTGAACTCGAAGGCGGCTGCGAAGAAGAAGGGGCTCGGGATCAAGATCACCCGGGCCATCCCGCACGGGACGGCCTGACTGAGGAATTGAGAGGAACGAGCACGGATGCTCAGGCGACTGATCAATACGCTGGCTGAACGCGCGCCGCACCGAAGCGATGACACACAAGTCGCGCACGGTGCGAAGGTGCGGACTCCGGGCATCAGTCTCCGACCTCTTCAAGCCAGATACGACGCGGCGGCGACCACGGATGGGAACCGCCGCCACTGGGCGAACGCCGATGGTCTGAGCGCCGACGCGGCGGCGAATCCCGAGGTCCGGCGCGTGCTCCGCAACCGGGCTCGGTATGAGGTTGCCAACAACAGTTACGCACGCGGGATCGTGCTGACGCTCGCCAACGATGTCATCGGCACGGGGCCGCGTCTCCAGATGCTGACCGGTGACCCGGATGCGGATCGGCGGATTGAAGCGGCCTTCGCCGACTGGGCGAGGACCATCGGCCTCGCCGCCAAACTCCGAACGATGCGGATGGCGCGGGCCGAGTCTGGCGAGGGCTTCATGCTCCTGGCCCGCAATCCCCGGCATGCTTCGCCTGTCCAGCTTGATGTTCGCCTCATCGAGGCGGATCAGATCGCGACGCCGGATCTCCGCACAAACGACCCCCACACACCTCGCGCGATCGACGGCATTGTCTTCGACGACTTCGGCAACCCGATCGAGTATCACGTCCTCAAGCAGCATCCCGGCGATCTGCGATGGTTCTCAAACCTCCAGTACAACCGCATCTCCGCGCAGGTCATGATCCACTACTTCCGCGCCGACCGGCCCGGTCAGAGCCGCGGTATTCCCGACATCACACCCGCGCTTCCGCTGTTCGCCCAACTCCGTCGTTTCACACTCGGTGTGATCAGTGCAGCCGAGACAGCCGCCGACTTCGCCGGTGTGCTCTACACCGACGCACCGGCCAACGGCGAGGCGGAAGACGTCGAGCCGATGGATGCGATCGAACTCGAGCAGCGGATGCTCCTGACCATGCCCGGCGGCTGGAAGATGGCGCAGATGAAGGCCGAGCAGCCTTCGACGACCTACGGCGAGTTCAAGCGTGAGATTCTCAACGAGATCGCCCGTTGCCTGAACATGCCGTTCAATGTCGCGGCGGGCAACTCCTCGGGATACAACTACGCCTCCGGTCGGCTTGACCACCAGACCTACTTCAAATCCATCCGCATCGAGCAGGCGCACATCGAACGCTGCGTGCTCGATCACATCTTCAACATGTGGTTCGACGAGGCGGTCCTCGTTGAAGGACTGCTGCCGCAATCAATGCGGCTGCGCGATGCCGTTCGCACCCACCAGTGGTTCTGGGATGGGACCGAGCATGTCGACCCGGCCAAGGAAGCCAATGCCCAATCCACGCGGCTCGACAGCCGCACGACATCGCTTGCGCGTGAATACGCCAAGCAGGGACTTGACTGGGAGGCCGAGTTGCGCCAGATCGCCAAGGAACGCGAGTTGATGCACTCGCTCGGGATCGCACCGGTGGATGCTGCAGATGCACCGGACCGCCCGGACACGGCCGTCCCCGTGGGCACAGAGGAACACGACGATGACAACGAGAAGTGAGACACCTGAACAACTCGCACTCGGCTGCGAGGTCACGATTGAAGCCGCTGCGCACCCGGATGGTGGCAGCAGCGGGTCCGACACGCTGCCGAAGTTCTCGATGGTCGCCTACACCGGCGGTCCGATCCGAACGCTCGGCTTCGCCTACCCGGTCGTCGTCAACCTCGACGGCATGAAGATCCCCGCCCAGCAGCGCCCGGTTCGCTTCCAGCACTCGGCGCTCGAGGGCGTCGGGCACACCGAGCGGATCGCCATCGAAAACGGCAAGCTCATCGCCGAGGGTGTCGTGTCACGCGACACCAAGGCGGCACAGGAGATCGTGGCCAGCGGGAAGAAGGGCTTCCCCTGGCAGGCCTCGATCGGGGCATCGGTTGACGAACTCGAGTTCATCAAGCGTGATGTGGCGGTGACAGTCAACGGTCGGAAGTTCAAAGGCCCGATCTACATCGCCCACAAGACCACGCTCAACGAGATCAGCTTCGTCGATCTCGGCGCAGACCAGCACACCCGCGCCAGAATCGCCGCGCAGCACCAAGAGGAGATACAGGACATGCCTGACAGCCAGAATCCCGGTACGCCACATGTGACAGCCACCAACCCCGCATCGGCGGGCAGTGACTCAACCGTGGAATCGAAGCAGCCCAGTGCTCCGCGCCGCACCGCCAACATCACGGCAAGCGACCCTGCGGCAGAGATCGATCAGATCACTTCGCGTGCTCGGGCCGAGTCAGAGCGACGCCAGCGCATCCAGGCGATGACGGCCGAGGTGCTCACCCAGCGCCCGGAACTCGCTGATGATCTTGGTCGCCTGGCGCACGCAGCGCTCGAGGCGGGATGGAAGCCCGACAAGTACCAGCTCGAGGTCATGCGGCTCGGCCGCAGCTACGAAGGGATCGGTGGGCCGCGGTCGCAGAGCGATCGGATCGAGGGCTCGATCATCGAAGCGGCGATGTGCGTGGCCGGTGGTCTGGACACAGAAACACTCGAATCACAGTTCACCGAGCGCACGCTCGATGTCGCCCAGCGGCAGTACCGCCACGGGCTTGGGTTGTGTGAGACGCTCTTGATCTTCGCACAAGCCAATGGCTACCGCGGCTACGGACGCAGCGACCTCAAGGGGCTGCTCCAGTTCGCTTTCACCGATGTGCAAGCGGCCGGACTGAGCACGATGAGTCTGCCCGGCATTCTGAGCAATGTCGCCAATAAGTTCCTGCGCGCAGGTTTCGAAGCCGTCGAATCGACATGGCGCGAACTGGCTGCGATCCGCTCAGTGCGTGACTTCAAGCAGGTCTCCAGTTACTCGCTCACCGGCGGCTTCGTCTACGAGGAGATCGCACCGGGCGGCGAACTCAAGCACGCCACGGTCGGCGAGACGGCGTACACGAATCAGGCCAAGACCTACGGCCGGATGTTCGGGATCGATCGTCGTGACCTGATCAACGATGACCTCGATGCGCTGACTGCTGTCCCGCGACGGCTCGGTCGCGGCGGTGCGCTCAAACTCAATGAGGTCTTCTGGAGCGCCTTCCTCAACAACGCGGCGTTCTTCGCAGCGGGCAACAACAACTACGCCGAGGGCGTCGGCACGGCCCTGGGTATCGATGCCTTGACACAGGCCGAAACCCTCTTCCTCGATCAGACCGATCCCGATGGTCATCCCCTGGCGGTTGCTCCCGTGATCCTGCTCGTCCCCAACGCGCTCTATGTGCCAGCGACGCAGATCATGAACTCGACCGAGCTGCGCGACCCATCTTCGACCAAGAAGACGCCGGTCGCCAACCCGCACGCGGGCAAGTTCCGTCCAGTGCGTTCGAGCTACCTGAGCAACCCGAAGTACACGGGCTTCTCGAGCCTCGCGTGGTATGTGCTCGCCGACCCCAACGACATGCCCGTCATCGAGGTCGCGTTCCTCAACGGCCAGCAGCAGCCGACCGTCGAGAGCGCGGACGCGGACTTCAACAACCTCGGAATCCAGATGCGCGGCTACCACGACTTCGGCGTCGCGCTTCAAGAACCGCGCGGCGGCGTGAAGATGAAGGGCGAAGCGTGATCAATCAAGCGACGCACATGAGAAAAAATGAGCCGCTCGGAGACAGGTCCGAACGGCTCCCATGCCATGTCGCGATCCCACATCGTTCGAGGCCCATTTCGCCCCTGTCGGCCGTGGGTGGGCTGTGGTTATCCCCGCAGCGGGGTGTTTCCCAAGAGGTTCAATATTGCTTTCAAAGAACACCTCCTTCTTGTAACTGCATCATCGCAGCAATGAAAAAATGGTAGCCAACACCACGCAGCCGTCAAGAGCAAGGGCGAGGTGCGATCCTGCGAGTGACACATGTCCCAGTTCCCAGGCAACCCTATCGGCAGCGGGGCAAGGAGCCCGTTGACCCGGAGACACAAACCATGAGTACCACATACATCCATGAAGGCAACTCGATCGACTACACACCCGCGACGGATGTTGCGGCGGGCGATGTGGTCGTGCAAGGCGAACTCGTCGGCGTCGCCAAACTCGACATCCTTGCGAACACGCTGGGCGCACTGGCGGTCGTCGGGGTCTTCGACTTTCCGAAGGCGATCGGTCTTGGCAAGGCGATCGCGACGGGTGCGGATGTGTATTGGGACGCGGATGTGAGGCAGGCCACGACCGACGACGCAACGGGCGCGAACAAGGGAATCGGCCGAGTCGTCGCCGACACGACGGATAACGACGCAACCGTCCGTGTTCGGATGAGCCAGTAAAGACGAAGGGAAGGAGTGGCTGTGGCTGACATGCTCGAACAAGGCGCGACCTGGCTCGATGACCAGCGTCACCAGCACATGACACGATCTGTGTCGTATGCGCGTGGCTCAAGTACGGTTGAAGTGCAGGCCACGATCGGGCGGACGGTCTTCGAGCAGGCCGACGAGTTTGGAATCGTCCAGAAGACCGAGACGCGCGACTACCTGATCCGCACGGAGGACCTCGTACTCGACGGGCAAGTCACGCTGCCTAAACGCGGTGATCTGATTCGAGAGGCCGAGGGCACAACCACCTTCGTCTACGAAGTCCTCTCGCCCGGCGACGAACCCGTCTTCCGCTACAGCGATCCGTACCGCAAGACGCTCCGCATCCACACCAAGCACATCGCCACGGAGCCAACCCCATGAGCAGCACGACCGAGAAAGCACCCACCAACACGAACGGCACCAAGGCCCGCTGGGCGGGCGTGGGTGTCACGGCTGCGATTGCGGTGCTGGCGCTCACCGTCCAGTGGGGTGTGGTCACGACCAAACTCGACCAGATCGAGTCACGCATCACCGATCTCACGGGCGAGATTCGGAGTCTGCGGAGTGACTTGTACTCGATCGAGCGGCGTGTGTCGTATCTCGAAGGTCGTCTCAACGGGCGAACACAGAACCAGTCGGGGGGAACGCCATGAGCACACTCATCGCCATCACTGACGCTGTTGTCGATTCACTCAATGCCGGGTCATTCAGTCAGGTACTCACTGCCGCGCGTCATTACCAGCCCGTGTTTGATCTACCCGAGATGACCGACCTGCATGTGTCGGTCGTGCCCAAAGGCATCGAAGTCCTCGCGTCAACCCGGAATCAGAACCAGCATGACTACGCGATCGACATTGGCGTCCAGCAGAAAGTCGCCGACGACACCGAAGCCGATGCGCTCATGACCTTGGCTGAGGAGATCGCCGACCACTTCCGGCTCGGGCGTGTACAGGTGACGGGTATCGGCAGCGTGCCGGTGCTCAAGGTGGGGACCGAACCGGTCTTCGCACCCGAACACCTGACCGAGAAGCGCCTGTTCACCAGCATCATCACCCTCACCTTCCGGGTGCTGCGATGACCAGTGCTGCCATTGGACTCCAAGTAAGGACCCGCTCGGACATCCCCAAGGTGCTCCGCAAAGTGCGTCGGGCCAACATTGAGAGCCTCGGTCATGCGGGCGCGACGATTCGGCTGACCGCCAAGCGGAGCATCCGCAAGAGTCCCAACCCCGCCGAGCCAGGCAGGCCGCCCAAAACAAGACGCGGGCAACTGCGGAGTTCGATCCGTTTTGCCGTCGAGAAGAACAAGCAGCGCGTCGTGATGTTGTCGGCCAGTCGGCGCGGGCACACGAGTTCGGTGGTCGCTACCGGCGTGAGCGTTATCCGAAGCGGCCGTTCATGGGACCGGCGTTGACCAAGACCAAAGACCGACTGCCCAAGCACTGGGCCGGGTCGGTGAAATGAAAGTACAGGCAGATAGGAGATCATCATGGCCATCAAACTCGGCATGGACGCCGTGCTCAACTACAAGACCGGAGGCGTCGGCGGGGCCGGTTCCTGGACCGAACTGTCCAATGTCAAGGATGTGACGCTCAGCCTCGAAACCGGCGAGGCGGATATCACCACGCGAGCCAACGCTGGCTGGCGGGCGACCGTCGGCACACTCAAGGAGGCGAGCGTCGAGTTCGAGATGGTCTGGGACACCGCCGACGCGGGCTTCACCGCCATCAAGGATGCGTTCTTCAACAATGTGGAGATCGGTCTGCAAGTGCTCGACGGCGCGGCGGGCTCCGGGCTCGAGGCCGACTTCTCGATCACTAACTTCAGCCGAAATGAGCAACTCGAAGAGGCGCTCACCGTCTCGGTGACGGCCAAGGTGACTTACGCCGGTACCGCTCCCGCATGGATCTGATTGGAGACAGCATGAGAACATTCAAGGACAACGCGGGACGCACATGGACCGTGAGCATCACGGTCGATGCGATCAAGCGCGTGCGCGGCTTGCTCGATGTGGACCTGCTCGAAGTCGTCGGCGGGAAGCTGATCGACCGGCTCATCACCGATCCGGTACTGCTGTGTGACATCGTCTACGCCGTGTGCAAACCCGAAGCCGATGCACAAAGTGTCAGCGATGAGGATTTCGGACGAGCGATGGCGGGTGATGCGATCGAGCACGCGACCACAGCGCTGCTCGAGGAACTCGTGTCTTTTCCCCGAGCCCGAGGGACCGGGCGAATCTCAAGAAAGTCCTGGACACGACTCGCCGCGTGATGGACAAGGCGAGGGACCTGATCGAACAACGGATCGAGAGCGGCGAACTGGATCGAATCGCGGAGGATGCACTGCGAGATCATGTTGGCGATTCATCTGGCAACTCGCCGGAATCGTCGGCGTCGATCCGGGCTCCCTGACGTTGCGGGAACTGGCCGCGATGGGCGAGGCGCGGCAGCGTGATGAGTGGGCCCGCGCGAGTTCGCTCATGGCCCTGATCGCCAACGCCAACCGTGACCCCAAGAAGCACCGGGCGTTCCGACCAACCGATTTCGACCCGTTCAGCCAGACGCCCAAACCAAGGCAGAAAGTCGATGTGAGCATCCTCAAGGACATCTTCATCAAGGGAAGGCATCAGGCACTGGGCATCAGGCATCAGGAAGAAGCCAAGGAAACACAAGCCCGCAGCATCAAGGAGGAACCATGCAACACCGACATATTGCCTACATCTTCGCACTTGTCATGATCACGCTTTCGCTCGGAGCCTGCGCCGGGTTCGACCTCGGTGATCTTGTCCGCGTCAAGACACCTAACCGTGTCCAGCAGTCCACGGGTCTCCCCGCCACGACCTCACTCAACGAAGCCGAGGCGGAGTACCGCGCGTGGTTCGAGGAGACCCAACGCGTCGGCTCGCAATGGAAGTCCAACATTGAACGGGCGGGCGAAATCCGAGGCATCTTCAGCCAGTTGACGCTTTCCGCCCTCGATCAAGTCGGCCCGACGGTCGCGGGCGTCCCCATGCTCGGCCCGGAGCTCTGGCCCATCTCAGGGCACTTGCGCCTCGCCCGCCACGATTCGATCGATCCATCGGGCATCCCAGACCTGCTCGGCGATCTTGTGATACAGGGATTGCCGCTGTTCAAGGTCAGTCTTGGAGAAAGTCTCGTGAGGTCGGAACGGGAGATCGTGCTCCCGGATAAACCGGTCGAACCCAGGATGGTTTTCATAGGCACGCGGGTGCAGCGATTTGGCGAGGGGATTCTGGCCGAAGTAGTGATCGAGCTTGTGGGAGTACGGCTTGGCTCCGTACGACGAGTTGAATGTCTTGGGGAGCAGGAGCAAGCCACCAATTTGGTTTCTGGCCACATTGAAATCTGCCTTGTGGGCGAACTCATCGGCGAAGTCCTCCGGCCGATTCTGCCAGATGTGCTCCACCTCGTACGCCTTCTTGCCGCGCAGCAGGACATATTCGTGGTACCGCGACTGGTTTCCCGATCCGACATCAATGTAGTCGATCATCCGCGCCAGCAAGCGTTTGATGGGCTTGTGGCTCCACTGATTGAGATGGAAGTTCTTGAAGCCCACGATCGCCTCGTCCTGCTCTGCCAGGCGTTTGTTGAGCACAGTGGCCATGTCGTCCAGACCCAGACCACGGATGTCCCGAACCACGGTGAAGACATTGTACTGAAGCGCGTTGTAGCCAATGCTGCGGAAGTTGCAGAGCCGCCGCGACAGGAAGATGTCCGCGTATTTGGCGACAAGCCGGATCTTCAAACGGAGTATGTCGTCAGAGTCGCTCGTCAAGAGCGGCGCGAGAAGAAGTGTGGGCTGATGCGTGAACCGATGGGTCGCGTTGTGGAACAGATTTTCCAGCCCGGGCAATGGCCTCATCTCGGCTTGTCGAATGACCATGTACCACTTGGCATAGAACGCCATCTCTGCCGTAATGAAGCCTTTGTACGCTGACGATAATGGACTACCCTCTTGCGCCAGTTGCAGTTGCTCTGCCCTCTCACGCACCCAACGGTGATACTCACTACCAATCCGGTCCCACGCTTCGGGCCGAGCATTCTTCTTGCGATCGCGGATGCTGTCGGCATGCTGGCTTCGCAGCCAGGCTTTGAAGAAGTCCGAGTCCGATTCGTGATCCTCGGGATCAAGATCACGGAGTTCGAGAATGAGGCGTTTCCATTCGGTACTCGCCTGTTCGCGAGCTGGCGGGTCCGTGATGTTCGCCAGAAGATAGCCCTTGAGCATGTCCGTTGGCGACAGGGACAACCCGCGATCATTCATCGTCTCGAAGATCGTGTATGCAACATCGTCCGAGTACGCCGTGATCTCGACGAGGTGGACATTCTTGGTCAGCCAATCCACGAAGTACGGCAGCATTCCACCGTCGATCTCCTTCGGAAACAGCTCTTCAATGTCATTGAAGCGAGCGATGATATTGTGAGATGATTCGGGAAGATCGTCCTCACCGATCTCAACCCCATCAAACAGATCCTGCATGACCGCACGGCGTTCCTCGACATCGATGTTGAACGACTTCTCGCCGTACTCCTCAGAATAGATCATCTCCTGAACTGTCGTCTCTTGCTCGGCGGACTGCTGCCGTTTCATTCGGCGGACTGCTGCCGTTTCATGAGGAAGAGCAACAGCAGCGTGAGCGATGTGAGCCGTTGCTGCCCATCGATGATGAAGTCCCGGCCGTTCTTCTGGCTGATGATGATAGAACCCAAGAAGTATCGGTCGTAACCGGCCACGGCGCGACGCTCGTGCCCCGGTTCGTAGCTGCGGAGGAAAACATCTGTCAGATCGGTGATCAACTCGTCAATCTGCTTCGTCTGCCATTTGAACTCACGCTGGTAATAGTCGATGTAAAACTTTCGGCCGAAGAGAATATCACGGATCGTCTTGCCTTTGCCATCGATGCTCTTCTGCCGAGTCTGCTCTGTGATGATCATTGCTGATTCCCGCATGGTCTGTTCCACTGTTTGTACCACTGGCTATGTCAGGGCAGCGGCGTTCCTTTGGTCATCATAGGGGCCGCAGACGGGCGACAGCTCGTTCATCTTCGACACCGGCGGTGGCACACGCCACATCACCCAATCGCTGGCGACCGTCGGCAGTTATGCGCCGTCCGGTCAGACGCCGCCGGACTTCAAGGGCGCGGTCGGCGTCACCAACGACTCGGTCGAAGGCGTCGATGTCGCCGTCCCGGTCTACAACTTCGCCGAGACGCACTACCTGCCCGACGCCCAGGTCACCCAGCAATACAAGGGCGTGCTGTTCGCACTGACCGGCAAGGTCAACAACGGGGTCTTCCGGGGCTTCGCGGCCGGTGAGTGCCTGTTCCTCGGCGCATCCGGCTCCAAACGCAGCGACTCAGACTGGGAGATTTCCTTCCGCTTCGCCGCGAGCCCCAACGCGACAAATCTCACCGTCGGCGACATCACCGGCATCGCCAAGAAGGGGTGGGAATACCTGTGGGTGCGCTACGCCGACGCGGTTGACGACACAGCCAAGGCGCTCGTCAAGAAACCCTCAGCAGCCCATGTCGAGCAGGTCTACGACTCCGGCAACTTCGCGGCCCTCGGAATCTAAACGGAGGATTCCATGGGCGATGCCTTCAAGAAAGTGCGAACGAGCGATCCGCTGGCTATCCCGGCGGCGTCGTTCAATGCGTTCATCGACGCAGCACAAGACTTCAAGCAGCGTGCGTTGCAAGGCGACACCGCCGCCAGCCGCGAGTTCCGACAGACCGGCATCGTGCTCGTCCGCAACGACACAGGCAAGCCTCGCCAGCGGTTCGACATCCTCGGCGTGCAAGGCCCGCTCATCCGTCCGACCGACAACGCCGAGGTGTTCGAGGACCGTGTGACCTTCAAGGGTGTCAAGCCAAAGCGGCGTCACACGGGTCGTTTCGCTGTGCTGCTCGAGCCGTTGCCGGACGGAACCATTGGACGGGCGGTCATCGATGGTGCGGTGGCGGTGCGGGTCGAGATGATCGACGAGTGCGATCGGTTCGCCGAGGTCGATCCGAAGTCGATAGATCGGCTGCAGAGTGGCGTGACCGGCTCGGCCTACCTCCTGTGGATTCAACCGAAGGCCGAGCGCGATGTTCCCAGCATCGCATGGACCATCGCCCGCATCGGCAACCCGTCCGAAGCACCGCCATGTTCATCCAGCAGCAGCAGCTCGTCGGGCAGCGCATCATCCAGCAGTGGTTCCCCATCGTCTTCGTCGAGCGATGCATCGAGTTCGGAAGGAAGTGCGAGTTCCGGCTCCGGCTCCGCATCAAGCAGCGGTTCCGAAGGCAGTTCCGGCAGCGGGTCCGGCGGCAGCGGCAGCGGTGGCAGCGGGTCGGGCGGGTCCGGTGGTTCCGGCGGGGGAAGTGGTGGGGGTTCGGGCGGTGGCTCCGGTGGCGGGTCCGGTGGCGGCGGCAACTGCTTCCTCTTCGGCACACTCGTGCGACTCGAAGACGACCGACTCGTCCCGATCGAACGACTCAAACCCGGCGACCGGATCGCATCCCTGATCGTGCCGGGGCTCGACACGGACATCGACGATGCAGCGCAGTTCGCATGGGTGTCGCACGCCGGGACGAACGGGCTGTCGCCTCGCGGTGCAGCAATCTCCCGCGTCACACTCGGCGAGCACGACGGCTTCTACCTTATTAACGAGCGCATCAAGGCGACCTTCGAGCACCCGTTCCTCGTCCGCCGTGGCGATGAGACCGGGTTCTGCTCCTCCGAGTTGCTGCGCATCGGCGATCATCTGATCCGTGAGAACCTCACAGAAGAAGTGATCGAATCCATCGATCGCATCGACAGCCGCGTCTCCACCGTTTCACTTCATGTGCCCGGCACGAACACGCACCTGGCCGACGGCGTGTGGGTCCACAACGCCGGTCCCGGAGACGCAGGGCCGGGCGGCGGTGGTGGCGGCGGTGGGCCAAGCACATCCAACCCCGGCAGTTCAGGCTCCGGCGGTTCCTCAGGCTCCAGTTCCGGTTCAGACTCCAACACGAGCAGCACCTCATCGAAAAGCAGCGGCTCATCGCTCAGCAGCGGCAGTTCCGGATCGAGTTCCAGCGGCAGCGGCAGTTCCGTCGCCATCGGAATCGACATGGCTGCCCCGTCGGGTTCGACGAGCAATGCGCATTCAAGCAATGCAGGTTCATCCGTTGTCGATCTCCTCTCCGACTTCGAGGGAGGCACAGCATGAAGGCGGTGTGCATCAGTCTCAACCGTAGACCCGACCGGTGGGAATCGTTCCGACGCTCGTGCCCGATCCCCGGCGTCGAACGCTTCCCCGCGATCGATGGCCGCAAGGTCCGCCCACCCGCCTGGTGGAAACAAGGCGGCGGTGCATGGGGCTGCATGCTCAGCCACATCCGCATCCTCGAACGGGCACTCACGGACGGCATGGACCAGCGCAACGAGGTCCTGCTCGTGCTTGAAGACGATGCCCTGTTCCCCGATGATTTCGACGAGCGGACCGCACGATTCCTCGAAGCGTTGCCATCCGACTGGTACCAGATCTACCTCGGCGGCCAGCACCGTGGCCTGCGCGCCAAGCCACCCCAACGCATCAACGCCGAGGTCGTGCGCCCGCACATGGTCAACCGCACGCAAGCCTACGCCGTGCGCGGCAAGTTCATCCGCACCCTCTACCAACACCTCTGCGACTGGCCAGCGCATGCCCGGTGCCCCCGCCACCATGTCGATCACCGAATGGAACTGCTCCACAAGTCAGGCGAGCACAACATCTACGCGCCGACGCAATGGATCATCGGTCAGGCAGGCGGTCGTTCCGACATCTGCGGCCGAATCACCCAAGACCGCTACTGGAACGCATGGAATCGCACCGGCCGTACAAGCCGCAAGCCGCCCGTCTGGGTGATCGGCCTGCACCGCTCCGGCTCGTCCGTGACCGCCGGAATCCTCCACCGCCTCGGCGTCCACATGGGCAACCGCCTCATCGGCTACGAAAACCGCAACGGCCACAGCACCGGCGGCTACGAGTCCCACGGCCTCGCCATGATCTGCGAACAGGCATACCCATTCCCATCAACCGAACGAGCCGTCCCGATCGAAACAACACGCGACCGACTCCAACACTGGATCGAAGCCCGCCAACGCGAAGCCGCCCACCGAGGCACAATCATCGGCGGCAAATACCCACACCTCTGCTTCATGATCGACCTCCTCCTCGAACTCGAACCCAACAGCCACTTCATCCACATCGACCGCCCATCAATGAGTCAATCCGCTCCCTCACCGACCGCTCAACCAAAGCCCACGGCTGGCTCCGGGCGACACCAGCGGGCGCTGTGGGAGGCGAAGGTGGAGGGGCTGTGCAAAGTCTCATCGAGCAGGGTCTTGACGGTCCAGTACCATGATCTCTTGGTCGATCCAATCAGAGAAGTTGAGCGGATCACCGAGTTCCTTGATCTGAATGTGCAGTCAGCACAGCGGGAGAGCGCGGTCGGACTTGTGCAACCGATATCCACTACCCGAGTCCTTGGTATCCATCGTCCAGGCAACCGTAGTCGGTCGAACTCTGGCAGCATCACATCGATTCGAGAATGCGAAGGGACTGTGGCAGTCGTGCCGGCACCGTGAACAGCCCATTGCGATGATCGAACGAATGAAAGCGTTGTCGCCATTCGTGCGCATATTGCTTCTCAGTCGCGATGAGATTGAGACACGATTTGTGAACTTATCCGACTTAATGACGCGGGTTCACTGACTTGTCACCATGGGTCCGAGGGCCTCGCGTCGTACCTTACATTACAGCACAACTCCTCACTCGTCTAGGTTCTGTTTGACGGCTCCAGCAAGCGGTTGCAGCGTTGGATCATGGCGAGAGTGACCATGGCCAGGTAGCTCTCGGCCAACTTCTCATATCTGGTAGCAACCCGGCGGCACCATTTGAGCCACCCGATACACCGTTCCACCACGTTCCGCCGACGGTAGGTTACCCGATCCAGCTTCAAACGACGCTGGTTGGATCGGTTCGGGATCACCGCCTTGATGCCGCGTTCGGCCAGCCACGTTCTCACCCCTCGATAGCTGTATCCCTTGTCGCCGGCCACAGCCTTGGGACGCCG